CTTTTTGCAGTAATTTCATGATTCGCTATTTGTTCAGCATTACTAATAATAGTTAATGCTGAGCTGACAGCTAATTCAGGACTACCTGCACCAATATATACTGGAGACTTACTACTACTCATAATTTATATTCTTTCTACCATTGATAAGATAACTGAAACAGGCTGTGTTGCTGTAACCTTTATAATATCTCCTGTTAATGCAGGAGTACCTGCATTATTTAATGCATGCTGTAAAACCATTTTACCGGGCATAAGATCTACTGAAGTATCTGCTGGTAATGGTATTGTATCTGCCAACTTAACAACTGTAGCATCATAATAATTTGTTAAGCTAACAGTTAATGTTCCTGCAGTTGAAGTGGTTGCTGCCACAAAGAAACCAATTATAACTGAATCGGCTGCACCAGCAGGAGATAATCCATCATCTGGTGCTGTAAATATAGTCGTCTCAGTATTAGCTGGAACATTGAGTGCATACCTTCTGTATCTTTCTGCCATATTAATCTCCTAATATCATTTGAGTTTTCCTTGCTACACGAGCAATCATTACTTCTAAATCTTTTGTGTCCCCTTGATCTATTATATCTGGCTCATCTAAAGTAAGAGCACCTGTCCCCAACACAAGCTTACCTCCTACTACAGTAGCAAGAAGATTACCTGAGGTGTCCTTAATTGTCCCATCAAGTACTACATTTGTTAATGTCTTATTAGTAAGAGTAGCTACATCGTCTACCCCAGCAACCCAATAACCAGATGCATTATCTCCATCATGAACACGAAGACTCCAGGGAAGTCCTGTTGTATTTGTTTGTACTGTAACCTCTGCAGCCTCACCTTCAAATGTTGCATGTTCTACTGCAGTGCCTTTCCTAAGTTTAATAGCTACACCCATTATCTCCTCACAACTAATCTGTTAAAATTCACCCCACCTGCTATACTGGCTGGATTTAAAGGTTCAACTCTATCGGCATCTGCAATCATTCCTATCTTCTTCTTCCTAAAGTACTCACTTTTTTCTACATTACGTAGATCATGCTCCTTAAGATATGCTCTTTCTAAAGAGCCAAATGTTAAGGTGTCTACCCATACTGCATCAATAGCACAAGTAGTCTGGTAATTAGAATCATCTACAGAAAAAACATTATCACCTAATGATATTGTTTTATCTGTTTCATTTAATATGAGACTTTGACCAGCATCATCAGTGAGAGTAGTCCCTGTAACCCAACCATTAAGAGGTGTTGTTATTTTCCTGTCTACTGTACTACCTTCGTTAGAAGCATCTGTGTAATAGTAAGGAACTTCATCACTCATCCTTACTGGTCTTGATGTTCCAGATAAAACTAACACTGCATTCTCAGTAGGAATAGGCCAGACCCTTACTATCTCTGATGATTTTTGATCTAAGACTAGGGCTAATGGATTACCTGTCGTTTCTTTCCAGTTTTCAGTAGTGGATGACCATACATTACCACCATATATCTGGGTGATGGAATGTTCACCATCCTTTATTACAACTGGTAAGTTACCCTCAGAGTGCAATCTCTTCATCTCAGAGGTAGTAACAACAGGCAACTCACGACCATCAATAGACCCACCATTAACATCCATTATATCTGTAGGTAATGGAATTAAATAATTGGTAGAGCTAATATCAACATTAGAATCTGCTACAGGAAGTCTGATTGCTCTTATAAGATCGAGTAAAGAGTCATGAATATAATTATTCAGCTCAGTCTTTGTCCATCTGACAAAGCCCGTATCCTGTAAGATAGTTACTACTCGTGATCTAATATCGAGTAATTCAATCATTTTACTTCAACCTCATGCATGTCTGCATGTATCTGCTCTTGATTAAGTGAAGATTCTTTTGGGAATTTTAACACCTGAACATTATATCTATTAGCATCATACCCTGTAAGAGGTGCCCCCTCACTTGGCTGAATGTAACGCTTTTCAACGCAATTCATTAAGATATCAAAATGTCCCGGTGGAATTGCACGCCTGGAATTCCTTGGGAACCTTAGTACCCAATCATTATGTGTTACTGTTACTGGCCCCATCTGAGAAGGATCGTCACCAAATCCTATGACTACACAACCCCAGCCTTCAGGAACATTGAGATCCTTTCCAACTTCTTGAGCTAAATCTTGTCCGAATGTTTGATGTACTGATACTGTTTTCTGACGACCTGAATCATACATTGGATTATTAAGTGTATGTCCATACTCGCCTGCTGGTATCATTCCGCCTGCTACTGCCATATTAACCTGTGTTTTATAAAGAAAAGAATTCTTCCAGACTCCGGTGGATTATCTCCACGCAACCTGAAACTGAGACGAATTAAATGATTAGATTCGTCTGGTGGAATAAAAATAGATTCTGGCTTTTGCTGAAACGAATAAGGAGCATCGGGCAGCTCTGTCCAGTTTAAATATAATTCATCTTCTCTAGCATCATTAACTCTACCTACACAAATCTTTGCATTTACTCCTGCAAAAGGTTCTGTCATTACAACAGAGATCCTCTCAGGTAGTGCCCTTGGATAAAGACGATGATCAAAATGAGCATTCGTTATAGCAAGCTCTTCATTAGTGAGACTATCAGATGTAATCTCCATAACAGAACTTTCAAACAACTGCTCTGAAACAGGGGTAGGTGGAACCCACCCCTGAAACTCTTTATGCATTTATACTCTTAGCTTAATTTAGAGCATGCACACTCGATCCTATAGATCCAGTCTTCGTTCAGGATTTGGCAAGCATACCAGCTTTTCCAACCCACTGAACCAGACTGACCCAATGGATCAGTTACTGCAGGTTGTGGCATCACAACCTTAGGTACAACTGCATCATAACCCGAAAGTGTTACACACCCAAGAGCTTCTGCAGAAAATATAATCACAGGATAAACCTGAAACTTAGCATCAGCAGGAGTTCTTACCAATGTGGTATTACCTCCATGAGCAGCACCAAATTCAGTAGTTGCCCCAGCTTCTGCATAGTCACCAGTATCAGAAACAGTTGATGAAGCCTGAGCTGCAGTCTGACCAAATACTGGCGAACCATAACCCGGCACATATCCTGATGCCTGTGTGAGTGAGATGTTCAAGTTTTTGTAAGCAGTTCCTGCTGGATCTTTTCCAAAAGGAGCAGCTTGCGTTGTGAGAATAAAACGAATTACACCTACTGCCCCAATCTCTCCGGGTAGCATCTGCTGTCCGTTGTTACTGTACTTCTGATAAGGAATAAACCCAGGCATTACCTCGATATCCTTACGAAGATCAGTATGACACACTGCCACATATGATTCTGGCACTGGCTCAGTCGCATACTTAGGGGACGGAGTCATCTGCTTAGCAATCTTACGTGCTTCCTGATATTCCAGTGTACGTACTGCAGTATCGAGAAGAGTTGTGTCTGGAGTTTGACTTGAAGCATTTACACCAGTTGTGTTGCAGATAGTTTTTGCAACAGTCGCTCTAGTAGTTCCACCAGAAAAAGCGGCTTGAGTACCAGAACGTGCATGTAAATAGGTGAGGAAGTCCATCAGTTCTGCAGCCTGAATTGATTGTCGTTCAGTAATCTGCTGAATGATTGGATCTTGAGCTGCTGCTACTAGAACATCAGTTGTGGCAACGTATGAACCAAATTGATTCAACTTCACCTTGATGATTGTCTGCAGCAAGCTGTCGGCAGGAGGCTTTATGCCCTCAGCCAATGGTACGAGAGGAAGACCAAACTTTTCAAAACGCTTCCAACGAACTTCTAATCCGCCTTGACGCTCTTTGGTTTCCTTCTGTGCAAAACGTGAGAATACCATGTTACGTTTTGCGATTGACAGAAATTTCTTCTGTATCTTAATGGCCTCTGTTTCATCCAGAGAACCATATTTCATGGTTCCTGCGACAGTTACCTGTCCAGTACCACCACGATTATGTGCAACTGCAGGAGTATTACTCCCACTTACCCAGTTATTAGCCATTTTCTTGTCCTATTAAATTTTAGATTAAAAGAAAGAGAACAAGATAAAAAGAACTAACCTTCTACAGCATCAAATAATGCTTCACCTGTTAATCCCTGTGTCGGGTCTGTTGAACCGGACTGAGACTGAGAGCCACCCATT